TTATGTTCACTTAGCCAATCGGCAACGCTGCCAGGGTGGCTGTTGTCCGGCCAGTCCAGACGGTTGAAGACGGAACGCACCATCTTGGCCACAGCTCGAGGGTCATCCCCGGCTCGGGCTGCTGCTAGAGCGGCCACCAGGGTCTCGTCCATCTCGGTGGATGGTACCTCGGGGGAGACTTGCTTCTCCTCCCAGGCCTTGTGTGCCTTGCTGGTGAGGTGCATGGCCATGGCCCTGGTAGTACTTACTTCCTTGCCACAGCCGCATACCAGTTGTTCAGTCGTTGTCATAGGCCTCCTTGGTTACCACCGCAGAGTATAGCCACCGGAGCCACCAGGGAGGCTTCTGTAGCCTGCCCCTGTCGTGGTTCACTATGGCCATCGTGTTGTTCGTCAGGAAGCTGGAAGACCGGCCTTCCCAAGGTGCCTTGGGTGGTCCTACCTCCTCCAGGTATCCTCCACGGAAGTACGCCTGGTCTATGCGTCGGCGCAGCTCCAGCCACCCCTCGGGGGTGTAGTCCTTCCCCGCCATGTGCAGGGTAGAACCGTCTATCTTGATAGGCTCGTCACCTACCAGGACGTGCTTGAAGGTCTGTAGCCGGAACTGTGACGGGATCAGCTCAGGGTCCTTTACGAGCTTCACCCCGGCGTACTTCAGCTTTACCAACTAGACACACCTGATGACAACGGAGCAGGCCAGCATGATGGGGTCATCCCCACCGCTGCCCTCTGCCGCCTTGTCCACGTCCACGCCGATGATGTTGCCGGGGGCCATCAGGCCGGTGGCGTCAAAGGCAGCGGATACGTCGGCACGGTTGATGTCACTGGCCGCTACCGTGAGGGCCGCAGCCGCTATGCCATCCGTTGTTGCCGAGGTGGTCTCGTCGTCCACACCACCGGACACGTCTATCGTGTAGGTGTCCGAAGCGTCCAGGGCGGTGCCTTTGCCGCACCACCACAGGTACTGGATGACGTTCTCTACCATGTTCTGGGGCACCATGAACGTGTAGCCAGCGGCCTCGTTGGCGGCTGCAAGCAGTACGCCTGTGAAGTCGTTGGTCTGCGAGAAGGCTGCGGTGCCGTCAGTGATGGGTGTGAGGTTGATGGTCTCTTCGTGCAGGGGCTTGATGTCCACTGCCACCCGCTCGGTATCGAGGGCGAAGCCTACGATCTGCATCAGGTTCTCCGCTCCGGTGGGGCGGGTGCCTGTTACGTCACCAGCGGTGGTGGACAGGTACATGGATGCGCCCTGGGTGTAGGGAGCGTCGGTGTCCCTGATTATGCCTCTGCGGCAGAGGACGCCAACGTCACCCGAGTCGAAGCTGTTGACCACCATGGCCTCAGCGAACTTGGTGTTGTCGTCAGCATCAGCCAGCTCCCAGTCGGTGCCGTCGAAGTAAAGCATATCTCCGGCTGTGACATCGGTGCTGCCGATGGTGGCAACGAATTTGTCTTGGGCTTGTTCCACATGAGGATCAGCCATCGGATTCTCCTATCATCGAATTACGGAACTATGCTCAACAGGAGGGATGTCCGTTTATGCTGCCGAGTCTATACCAGCGAGAGCGGCGCAGGACTTGGCCGAGTACACCACGGCGTTCAGATAGACCGCCATACGGTAGACATCCTCGTTCTTGTCGAACTTGGTGCCCAGCCGTTGCACGTCGGGTTCAAGTACCGCTCCGTTGTGGATGACCGTCCAGCCCTGTTTCTCCTCGCCCGTCTTGATAGCGTAGATGGTGGTAGCGGAGGAGGATGCCCAGCCGCCGGAGTTCTCATAGGTCTCGCTGTTGGTTATGTAGTCGTTGATGACCACCGGGATGTTGTTGTAAAGGATGTACTGGTGTCCAAACATCTCAGCGGAATTGAGTACCACGCCGCTGCCGGTGGCACGGGCCAGGGCGGTGAGCTTGCGGCGCATGGTCTTGTTCATCATGAGGAAGTCGGGCTTGCCCTGCTCCACCATGTCTATCATGGCGTCTAGGCGGTCAAGGGTAAGCTCGGTCTCGTCGCCAGCGATGGTGGAGGGCGTCGAGCCGTCGTCCATCATGAGCAGGCGGGTGTCGCTGATGAGCAAGGATGTGAGTCCTTCCGGCTCGGTGGATACGGAGCCAGAGTTGCCGGTGACGAGCAGGTCCTCCAGTTTCCTGGAAACGGACTTGGCCATCTTCGCAAGCAGCACGGCTTCCTGGGACTGTACGTTGTCCACCGTCTGGATAGCGAACCTGTCGAGAGGGTGCTGGATGCCTACCGTGGTCAGGGACACCGTCTTCTTGGTGTAGGTCGGCTCGGTGTCGGACCAGGTATCGCCTACCTGGTGGGTGGTTGCGGCTCCCAGTGTACTCTCGCGGTTATAGACCAGGGAGTTGCCGGAGAATGAACGGAACTGTAAGAAGGGGGCCAGTTCAGATGCCGTGATGATGTTGTCGAAGACACCAGCAATGACATCGTCGTTGGCCAACTTCTGATACTCAGACAGAGTTGGCATATCGGTCTCCTAGAGTCTGTTTTGTCTAATCCTCAGACCCCTCTCTATGAGGGCGGCACCGTGGAGTTCCTCGCTACCGCCAGCTATGGCAGAACCTGTGTCAAGGTCATTGATACCGTGCTGCTCGAGGGCCTTCTTGGCCGCTAGTTTGGCCTCCTCTCGGAGGGCCTTCTTCTCGACCTCGGCGCTGTTCCTCTCCTGCTGGTTGACCATGCGCTGGGCTTCTATCTGGGCGTCATACACACCATCATAGTTGCCCTGCTGCGCCTGTTGCCAGGCGGTCTGCCACTGGGCCTGAATCTTGGTGGCGTCCTCCTCGCTTATGAGGAGATTGCCTTCTTCATCCTGTACAGTGGATAGGAGACGGGCCTGTTCCCGCTCATACCTGGCGTTCCAGGCACGGTCTGCCTGGCTGCGGGCTGTTTCCTGGTTTATCTGACTTATCTGCGCCTGGAAGTCTTCACCACTGCCACCAGTGACATACTGGTCCATGGTGGCGGTGAGTACCTTCCGCATAGCAGATAGCTCGTCCTTCAAACCAGCTAGTTCTGCGTCCCTATCCGTTTCTCTCCGGCGCTGTCCGTCCCTGGATTTCTGGTCATTCTGTAGCTTATCGACCAGAGCCTCCAGCTCCTCGGTCCTCGCCTTGTAATCGGGTTCTTCCTGGGGTTCTTCCTGGGGGGCCTCCCCCGATGGTTCCTGTTCAGTGGTCTCTACCTGTTCTTGCATGATGCTCCTTTATGGGAGGGATCACAGCTCGATGGTATACATAAGATGATTCAAAAGTCTACGGGGTGCCCGATAGCTGAATCTGTAGCTCGTTCAACGAGGCTATAGTCTTCAGGTGTGTGTTGTATTCCTGGCGTACCAAAGCTCTATTGATGGCCTCCCCCTCGGTTGGGTGCAGCCTGAGCATATTTCGTAAACTACCTACCGCACCCTCATATGTATTGATGAAAGGACCATACATCAATACTATAGCCTCTCTATCTGTGGGGCTACCGTCTACATACCTGAGCCATAACTCTCTGCCCCCCATACCACCTGGTAGTACTAGGTCTTCCGGTATCAACTGGATGATGTCTTTACGGATAGCCCACCATGGTCTCAACGTCTCCCTGTCCTCACGGAGCTGGGTCTCCAACGGATGTTCACCCTCTCGGTTCAACCGCAGGACCTCGTCTATGACCTCATCCCCATGCTTCCTCCTGAGACCAGCCATAAGCTCATCGTGCCGCTCCATGTTGTATTCGCCGGTGTATTGGTTGTCCAGTTTGGACTTCTCGCCATGCATAGTGTCGTAATAGTCACTGGTGGCTACGTCCACCGGCCCTGTGCGAGGCTCTATCTCATCGAAGAACTCCATAGCCTCTGCGTGTCTCTCATCGTTCCTCACATCGTCAAGTCTTAGGGCCAGTGCTTCGTATATCTCTGGTAGCCTCATACGGAAGCTCTTGCCAGGCCCGTATTGATGAGCTGAAGCTGCTACACTCAACCTAGCATCGTCCTTCTTTCTCGCTACATCGTCCTTGTAACGCTGTATCTTCGACTTCTTCTCCCTCTGCTTCAGAGCAACCACTTCCACGGCCTTGATGACGGTGGGGTCAGCATCTACCACGGCTCTCTCAGGGCGGTCCAGCCCTTCTGGGTAGTCGGCGTTGTACTTCCTGCCGGGATAGAGCTTCTCGGTAACGTCGGCTCGGGCTTTGTCCCGCTTCTCGAACACGGTCTCGGCAGAGGTTCGGGCACCGAATACACCTGTTGCTGTCGTAAAGGCATTCTGCCCTTCGATGGCCCCCTGCACCCCGAAGAAGGTGAGAGATGTACCGACATACTTCAGAAGGTCTAGCTTTCCGTCAACCTCGTCATACGGCAGGGCGTCCCACTTACCGCCAGTGGCAGCTTCCCCCACTGCCCCTACCAGTCCCACGCCTGGGGCACCACGGGAGGTCAGGAACTTGATCAGAGGGTTCTCGAACTTGTCAAAGCTAACGAGGCTGGCGGGTTCGGTTATCATCCCTATAGACATACCGGCCATGAGCTGGGCTATAGCCCTTATCTGACCTCCTATCCCTATCCAGTCTCCGTTGACCTGGTGGGACAGGAACCTCTTGCCATTCAGTGGATTGAGACCTGCGCCTATCTCGTCCCAGTCCTTCTGCATGGCCATCCCGGTTAGTGTGTACGCTAGAGTGGCTCCCATAGATAGTTTGAACAGATTCAAAAAAGACTTCGTACCTACTTCTGTGCGCTGGACACGCCCTAGAGTAGCCACAGAGGCCACAGGGTTAAAAGCATCCCATACCAGGGACATGGTGGAGCGCAGGAGGCGGGGAGAGAAGGCCATCCATACACCCTCTGCCGCCCGCTGGCTTGGTGACACTCCCAGCGCCCTGGAGTCGAGACCGCCGGTTAGGTTGCGTATGTAGTGTGCCAGTTC